AGTTGTTCAAGTTCCTCAGTGCTAATAAGGGCAAACATAAGATCAGCAGTAGCAGGGAGACCAAAGGACTCACTAGTGTCAGTAAGGTCAACGTCAGAGCTACCATAACCAGAACGAGTGGTCTGGGTGGCAGATACGATAGGGACCGAGGCTTCGCAAGCCAACCCTCTAAGCTCTTCTGCAATAGACTTAATATATGAATATGAATTGATAGAACCACCTTGGCGATATCTGCTGGAAGCACATATATTAAGGTAATCAATGAAAATAATATCAGGTCTAAATGATTTCTTAAGTGCAAGTTCATTAAGAAGTGCTCTAAAATGTCCACTATGTGCAGATGCTGTAGGGTATTCTTTAATTATAAGTTGACCTTGAGTTTTTTGTGCAAGTTTTGTCACCTTATCCTCAAACATCACTTTAGGAAGGTTACTTATCTCCTGAATTGGTACGTTGAGAAGGTTTGCATCGATACGTTCAGCAATCTTTTCTTCAGCCATCTCCATCGTAATATACAGAACATTCTTATTCTGCAGTAAACAAGCAGAGGCAACATGACACATAAACAGAGACTTACCGACACCTGTTCCTGCTAGTGCAATGTTAAGGGTCTTATTAGGAAGACCACCTTTTGTAATTTTATCAAAGTATTCAAGATCAAATGGAATTTTATCTTCTTTCCGATTATATGACTCAAATCTTTCTTCATAGTCTTGGAGATAATCATGACCCACATGATTATCAAAGCTTACACCAAGAGCATCTGAGAGGATACTAGGAATAGCATCACGATTCTGTTTCTCATCATTACCATCCGCAATATGAATAGATTCCATAAGTGCCAAATAAATGGCACGATCACGACACCACTTCTCAGTAGTATTAATCAACCACTCAAACTCACTCGAAGAATCTTCAAGTGATTGAACAAGAGATATAATATCTTTGAATGATGTGTCAGTAACATCCTTTCGATTTTCAATTTCAATACAAAGAATTTCTTTACTAGCAAGTTTATTATACTCATTAATAAATTTTGAAATCTCTTCAAACACAATTTGTTCAGAGGATTCTTCAAAATATTCCCTTTTTAAAAAAGGAAGAACTTTCCTTGCATATTCTTCATTGTTTAATAGATTCTTCAGAATCAGAATTTCCACCTTGTCCATAACTAAACTCAAATGATATGCTAATTCGTTTGCGGTCTTTTTCTTTAAATGGGGTTACTGTATGAACCAAGTAAGTTGGAAACAGAACAAGTAAACCAGCAGTTGGATAAAGATGCATGGCACTTACAGTATGCCATTCATCCCGAACAGGATTTAAATGAATCCTTTTACCATGGCAAGGATCAAAGAAAGCAAGTGATCCTCCCATCTTACCATCACATGCGTGAGGTTGCAACCAAACAGATTCCTCTCGATAGTTATAAAAGGTTTTTTCACCTTCTATCCATCCTATAGGATAGTATACTGCAGCAAGAGAAGAAAGATTATGTTGATGTGGGAAGTTGACATCACCAGGTCCATTTATATTTGCCCATAATCCAGAGCACTCTAGTTCAGGTTCCCAACCAAAGTTCTCACAATAGTTATTAGCACAACCTCTAACAAGACTAGAAAGATCACGAAAACTTTCATAATCATTCTCAATACCACTTCTACTATGCCAACCACCAAAGTTACTTTGAACAACACCTTCAGGGTCTTTTTTAACTTCAGTAGAAATATCATTCACTAAGTTTTGGTTCATCTCATGAACCTCTTCAGTGAAATTTAATGTAAGAAGTGGAGTAGAAAAAAGTCCATGCTCGGCTGGAAATATTTCTACTGCCTTAGTTTCCATAACTAAATTGCTCCTTCGCAATACCATCAAGTTTCTGCATTACTTCTGGTGTGAAGTACTCCTCAGGATCTTTTAAGATTGCTTTGGCATAAATCTTTTTACCATTCATCTCATAACGACCTGCAACATTTTTCCAGAGACCTCCCAGTTCACCCAACTCAAGTAAACCAAAGTATCGATCGAGACCACGCTCATCGTAATAAAGACGCACCGTAACATCCTGATTCTCCTTACTTAAACGTGACTTAGCAGTCTTTGCCTTGATAAGATTTCCAATGACTTCTGTTCCATCCTTTTCTTTCTTTTTGCTGAGATGGATAATTGAAGAAGCAGCATACTTGAGTCCACTACCTCCTCCCATTTCTTTAGTTGGAACATAAGAACCGATGACATCATAAGTGTGATTAGTAACAATCATTGGAATGTTTGCTTGACCCAACTTGAGTGTAAGCATACGGAAAGCACCTTTGATAAGTTGAGATTTCGTCATATCACGAACCTGCTTATCATTCAGTGCGTCTGTAATCTCCTTCTCAGTCGATAGCATCCCTAAAGAGTCTAACACAAACATCAGTGGTTTGCGGTCTTCTACAGGATCTTTTAGGTATCGATCAACAATCTTGAGTGCCTTACTACGAAACTCCTCAATAGTAACAACATTCATCACAACAGTACGTTGAAGATCTACCCCACGACTTGAGAGTAGAGACTTGTTAACAGCGGCTTCAGTGTCAAAATATATGCACATACCATCAGGATTATTATCCAAGAAATTTTGAACGACTGCCAAACTAAAGAAAGTTTTGCCAGTGCTAGACTCCCCAGCAATGGCAGTAATCTTATTCCCAGATACGCCACCAAATATGCTACCTGAAACCAATGCGTTAAAGATGTACGAACCTGTGTCCACGAAAGTTTCTGTTTCATCTATATCTGATGCAATTTGTGCATATTCATTACCAATCTCCTTGACAATATCTTTTAAAAAATCCATAGTAATTTATCCTTGGGGTTCGTTTCCATTTAGTCTATCATAATATCCAGATTCTTTCACCATATTAAAACTTAGAGATCTCCTCTCAGAATTAACTGGAAGTGGATATGTCATGTGAGATAACCAGGCCGGGAAAATGAGAACAGTTCCTTCCTCTTGGTCAGGAATATATTCATCATGAGAGAAATCAAAATTTCCTCCATTAATCAACTGAACTTGTCCACCAATTCTTCCCCTATTATCAATACCTTCACTTTCTTTATTTTTTAAATTAACTTCACTCAATTCTTCGGGAATCTTTAAAACAACTATTCCAGCAATTTCGGATCCATGATCATGATATGGAGTATAGTCACCTTTATAATATCTGTTTACCCAAACATCCGAATAAAGAATTTCATGAGATAATTTAAATGTTCCATCATGTCCTGGAGTAATAACAGAAAGTTTTACTGATGAATGATTATGTGTTCCTTCTGTATTTTGAATATAGTAATTACCGAGAGTTTCAATAAACTCAGTAAACCCAATATCCTCAAGGAAATCTTTTTCAAAGTAAACTACTTCAAGATCTCTAAGAAGTAAATTTGGAATGTTTCCCCTAGAAGAACAATACTTTCTCATCTCTTCAGGATCTGAGCATATATCATCCACTTTTTTATTCAAAGCATCCATTATATTTTTTGGACAAGTTGTTTCTAAGACAAAAGGTCCAAATGGTTGATGTAATCTTACGGGTAATTTCATTGCCAACGTTTTGTTTTTAAATAATCAAGAATATCACTACGAAGATCCATCAGTTCATGATAACACTTTTGATTATGAGCACATTGACGAAGTGCTGGATCTGGTTTAATTACAGACTCAATGAAGATGTCGAGTCCTCTATTCCATTTGTCCTTCTTACATTCATTATCGTCTATGTTATTCTGGTCCTTCATACAAAAAATAACTCCAAGTTTACTGTCTTTTCAATAGACCATCCAATAGAATCAAGAACAGTCTTAAGTGGATCTAAGAATGCTTTTTCAAATTGTAAGTCATAGTCTATATATTTGTCAACTCCAAGTTCATTGGGAAAATCTTGAATGAAGGAGATTACATTCTCATGAATTGTATTTGGTTTTTTCAAATACAAGAATTTAATCTTTTCACCGTTATTGATCAAAGAATATTTGTGATCAAGTTTATTCTTCTTGATGTAGTAATTGAATAGGAGTGATCCTCTTACATGAATCGGTGTTCCTTTAGAATAAATTGTTGAATGTGATTTGTACTTTTGAACGTCAGATACAGAACGAGGAAAAGCAATTTCTTCTGGTCTCATCTTTTTAAACTCTTCCCTAGACTTATCAATAAAGTTAATTACATCTTCTTCTGTACCATTCATCATCAGTTTAAGTCCGTCCTTAATCATCTTACGGCATGGTGCTGGAGTTGATGACTTGACTGCTTCAATGCCCATGATCTTGAGTTTGGGTTCTTCATAACGAACACCCTCACTATCCCATACATTAAGAATGTAACGTTTCTTGGCAGTCCAAATACCACGTTCAGCAATATTCTCTCTCTTCATTTGCATCTTTTGATCATATGCCGAAACGTAGTCCGCAAGGTTCTGGTAACAGGTGTCAATGTACGGTTCCAGTTTTTCTTCGCAGATCTTATTAAGTATATCCACAATCCGTTCTTTGTTGCTAGACTTAGCAGCAAAAAATTTATCAACAACAGGTCCCATATTAAGATAGATAGAATCTGTGTCTGATGCAATGACGTAATCCTCCGATTCGGTTTGCAAAAGATTATTTAGATATTGATTCATCCTATTCTCAATCCATCGGATACTTACTTGTCCTGACAGGGTAATTGCCTCTGCATTGGCAAGTTTGTAGTACCTAAAATACTGATTACCGATAGCGCCATAAGCACTGTTAAGAGAGATCTTCTTAGCCATTTGGATATTGTTACAACGTGCAATCTCTTTCTCCAATGCTTTAGTTGGTGTTTTTTCATATTCTTGCTTTGCCTTGAGCATCTTTTTCTTAAAGATCACACGGTCTCCGTACATCTTCTCCATGAGTTCTGGTAAGAACCCACGAACATCTTTACGATACATTGCACCATTGGCACAGACCGCATTATCTTTATATAACTCAAATGTTATTTCTTCATTAAGTATTCGATCAACGTTAACCGTTGGATGTTTTTCATCGAGTAACGTCTCTGGGGAGATATTGTACTGCATAATGAGATGAGGGTACAGACTGTTAAGGTCAAAACTGACAACCCAATCATACTTTCCTGGAATCGGTTCCTTGACATATGCTCCTGCATATTTTTCATTTTTGCTGCCTCCAACCTTTGGAGGAATAACAATATTCCTCCTCTTTAGATAATTGTAAATGATAGCATCCCAAGTCCGTACTTGATAAAACACATCGTTATAATTCACCTTGGCTTCGTATGCCATAGTGATTGCGAGTTCAATAAGTTTCATCTTGCTTTCCAGTCGGTCAACAAGTTCAACGTCAATGATGTTGTACTCTACAAACTTCTGCCAATTACCAGTATAGAAATCTTTGAACGTATCGAACTCAGAGTGATCAAGTTTCTTCTGTCCAAGTTCTACAGTAGCAATATGATCTAGACGGTATGACTCTTGTGCTTTATAAGTAAACTTCTTATAAAGATCCATATAATCCAGTTGAGAGATACCTCCAACATCATATGAGATCTGATCTCTACCCATAATCTTCAACTCATTCCGAGTTACAAGACCCCAAGGTGAGAAACGTTTCATCTGCTTCTCACCCAAGACACGATCTAATCGTCCACAGATATATGGAATATCATATAGTTGGCAATTCCAACCAGTAATAACTTCAGGAGGATTTGCATCCCACCAATCTAAGAAGGTCTGAAGAACTCCACGTTCTGTACTACAGTGAAAATATTTGACATTATTTTGCTTAACTTCAAAAGGTTTAACACCCCAAGTCAGAATTTCTTTTGTAGAATAATCTTGAACTGTGATACATAAAATTTCTTCCGAGCAAGAAATTGGATCTGGAAATCCATACTCAGAAGAAACCTCAATATCAATTGTTGTAAGTTTAATTTTACTAATATCAAACTTTAGTTCTTCCTCGGGATACTTCTCGGAAATGTATTGGCAGATATACCGATCATTACCATAAATGGTAAACCCCTGAACATCTTCATACTTTTTGTAGAAATCCCTACAGTCACGAACTCCACCAGGTTTGATAGGTTCAACACAGTCACCTTCCAAAGTTTTATACTTAGTCTTAGTTTTAGAAGGAACAAAGAGAGTTGGTGAAAACTCTTCTTTGTACATAACAGACTTACCATCCTCATAACCACGGAACAGAAACTTGTTCCCGATCATTTGAACATTGGTGTAGAAATTCATAACGATAGTCTATTTCAAATTTTTTTAGGAGAGCACTTCGATCATATTTCTGATCGTAAAATTGTTCATATGTATGTATCACCTTCTCAAATATATTCCAAAATTGTGGTGGAATATTATATGGGGATAAGCATACGAAGATGTAGTCAAACTTTGGATTACATAATAGTGGTTTTTTATCCGTGACTTCATAGTCACAGTCTAGCACAGTTTTGAGATATGATTGCTTAGATTTGGAAATATTTCCACATATATGCTGGAGACTTTTTAATCTATTCTCTCTACACAACAATTCAATCCAGTTACCCTCATCACACGAATAGTTACTTTCTTTTCGAGCAGGTCCACCATCAGTATTAATTACATCATCATGAGTATCTACATTGATTAATTCTATATCATGACAATCTTTTAACTTGTACATAATATTATCATGTTCATATCCAAATCCAACATCATTACACTGCGGTAAAGAAGTTAGATATAGATATTTTAAATATTTCAACTTATCAGCATCATACACAAAGTCTTGATACCTATAGTTGCTTTTTTTATTAATGTTTTTCCACCTTTCTACTGGATGATTTATAGTATCACTTTCTTCTACCAAATCTAATAGATCAAAAAATTCATCACACTCACCATCAAATCCATAATTATTTGGTTGTGATGGAAAAATATAATCAAGATCAATACTTAGAACTCTCATCCCATCAATTCTTGATACTTTTCTAGTAAGGTGGGTTTTGGATCTACAAGTGTCAGAATTTTATCTGACGACATCATAAATTGGTTATTATTTGTAATGTCAATTAACCAGGGTTCTAGTGTTCCATCCGTTTGAATTACAAATGGTTCTGTCAATTTACAATCAGGTTCCCCAATGTCAGCACCAGTTTCCTCAATCTGACTAATCAGAAGAGTTCGGTCCATCAAAACCAAAATCTTGACTACTAATTTCTCCATAGTTCTCATCATCCTGAGATAAAATTTGTTCTTGATATGTATCTTTTAGTTTATCGATTGGATCGACAAACGTCACAATCCAATCCATTGCAACTGGATAGATAGGTCCTTTTCCAAGTGGAACCCAAGGTTGAAGTGAAATGTCGAAAGTTACTTGTGGTCGGTTTTCGGGAACGTCAATATCCTTCATACGAACAATACAAGGTTTTTTGAAAAAGTATCCAACTACCTTAGTATTTTCACCTTCACCATGATGCATTTCTTTTACATCAGAAATAACTTCTTCACCAGATTTCAGTACAGCAAGTTTTACGGTCATAGTTTTTAAAATCCTCAATTCATTATAGCAATAAAAAGGGGAGGTGTCAACTGGATTTTGCCAGTTACCTCCCCGTCTGCGACGACGATATTCATTTTTATTTAGTATTTATTTTTTAGGTGTCATCCAATATGCTCCGAAAGATGTTGCTGAGATTGCTGCGATGATTGCTAGAATTTCCATTTGTCAGGATGTGTCATGATAGAAGGTTTGCAATTGGTCCACCAATAAAAAGAGTCATTAGTGTTCCAAGTGTTAGGGTAGTCATGGTGAAGTTCATGTATTCTCCATCAGATTACATAATTATATAGATTATACTGTATCACTATGATACACTTCTGTATCAACAGCAGCAAAAATTAGTCAGGGTATCAAAACCACTCCTTTCTTTTGTGTGCATCTGGAACTACTTTACCAAGTGTAATACTTAGAAGCCCATCCTCAAAGCTAACTGATCTAACTTCCGTCTCGTCACTGAGTGTCCAGCACCTTGTGAAAGATCGTTGAGCCACTCCTCTATGGACGTATTCTGTTCCAGTTTCTCCATCTTCCCTTTGCCCTTCGACAAAGAGTTTACCGTCTTGTGTGTAGACATTTACTTGTGCTTTTTTAAATCCCGCAAGGGCAAGTTCTAGTCTCGATTCTACGTTGCTAACCGTGATTAGATTATACGGAGGATAGTTTGTCGTTGTTTCATGCAGATTAAACAGACGATCAAAGTATTCATCCATACCGATGCTATTCTTATTTATACGCTCAAACAACTGATTTACGTTGGCGGCGTTGTACTTCATTAAATCCATTTGTACTTCTCCTTTAAAAGCAAGATTTGATTGTGTGGACCCTTTCGGCATCCACTAGTATATAGTAGCATAAGACATAAAAAACGGGGTGGTGAACCCCGTAATTTTTTATTCGGTTATACTTAATGCAAAGTTGAGAGGTCCATTAAGTGTTCCTCGGTTCTTATAATCCTTTGCAACCTTATCCCAATCACGACCAACCTTACTTCCAGTTTCATCATTCATGTACTTATCAATCCAATAAAGGAGATATGATACTGTACGATCCATATTATCCCATCTGGTATCTTTACAAATAGAAGCATCCTTGAACATTCCACCAGTCTTCCAAGTTTCAGTGATGTGTGTTACACCATCCCAGTCATCACTAAAAGTATTACCCACACCCTTTTCAATCAACCTCCACATTTCACGAAGTTTTTGATTATTGGGACCGTAGTAATACAATGACATAAGACATGCAGTAACAAAAGGTTGACACCACTTATCCTTTTTAGTCATCAATTCATCAAGGGACTGAAGACAACCTTTAATCATCCAGAATGAAAGTTGATCTCGAAGTGCCTCAGTATTTTTGAGACCTGATTGATTCCACTCTGTTGGTTTCATAAAGTGGCAGGCTTTGTTCATTCCAGAAAGAATCTGACCTCTAGAAAGTTTATCACTCTTGGGAGTATAATCATAAAATCCTGTTAAAATACCAAACACTTTCTGTTGGTTTTTTTCTGTTGCTTCTGCAGAATCAAATGTATCATACGATTGCTTGATTTCATCAAGATCATCATACTCATATGTGATGGCAATCAATTTTTCTGGAAGGTAATCTGATCCTTCTTTCTCCCAATTAAGTGCTCTAGTATTTCCATCAACTCTAAACAACATACCTTTTGGGTATAGTTTTCCAGCTACAGTGCAGTCTTTAGTCAAACGAACTAAATGAACTACACAGTGTTCTGACCTAACTTTTTTGAGATGCCCTCTTGCCTTAGCAAGTCTTGCTTCTGTATCTCTTTGGCAAGGGACCTCTGGGAGGTTTAAAAATTTTTGTAGTGTATAATTGCAATTTACGGTAATATTACCCGTAAAATCTTTAGTTTCAATCATGGTTTTTATAAGTTAATCAACAAACTATTCACTAACCCTAAAGAAAGTGCTGCATAAATGCAAGGTGTTTATTGGTTTACCGACTTATTATAGCACAAAAAAAGGGGGGCGTCAAACCCCACTCAAAACACTAAAATCTAAGATCTCTTCATAGTCATTGCCGATAGAAAAATTAAATGAAACTATTGTTTTTCTATCTGAAAAATTTGTTGTTCCTCTATGTGCAACATGTGCTGGAAATATTATAATATCTCCTTCTGTTACGGGTATTTGATGATGACTATGATCATATGGAAATACTAGTTCTGTTCTAGAACTTCCTACAGGAAACTCCAGATAGTAAACACCAGTATATTGTTCACCATGTGTATGCCAATTGTGCATGTCACATTTGACATATTGTTGAAACCACATTTCAGTCAACTCAATCGACTTATATGGTGTGATTGAAAGAAACTCATCTATAGAATTATAGAAGTGCTTTTCAAACAATTGAATCCAATCTCTTTCACCATCTCCAGACCAATCCCAATCAAGTCTGGAGACACTATCGATAGATCCTGTTTCTCTAGTTATAGTAGTTGATTGTGTTTTATCAATTTCGGAGAGAAGTTCATCTCTGATTAACTCATGATCCTTTACTCTCCCCTGGAAAATGAAATCCTTAAGGAGAATTTTTTTCATGCCTCTTCTTTTTTCTTCTTAGATCCAATATTGTATTTTTGCTCTAGTGACCATTCACCCTTCTCTTTATAAGCAATAACCTTAATCTGATTGAGTGGTGCAATGTCCATAATCTTTTCTTCTTCTAGTAGTTCAACTAGTCCCCAATCAACAAGAAGTTTAACAATTCTATTTCTACGTTGAATATCATTTACAGTAATATTTGCATATTTACCATCAAGGGCAAACAACTCTTTGAAGTGGACAATATAATACTTGCCTTGCTTATGAAGAATATGACAAGATTGATATAACTTTTTTTCTTTACGAGATGCTACTCCAATGCGTGTTAGAGTTTCACGAACCTTCAGGAAGTCATCTGGTTCACGAAGACTGATCTCTACCATCATAGAAGAAGACCAAGTAACCTGTGGTTCAACAATTTTAGTCATTTTTTTCCACCCTTTTCAATCTTAGATTTGATAAAAATAATTTGTTCTTTAGAAAGAATTCTTAAAGCTTCTTTTGATTTCTCATTTGAATATCCATAATATTGTTTAATGGCATCCAAATCATCAATCTTTTCTTTACGAATCCATGGAGAGAATCTTTTCTTTTTCCTCAGACTATTTAGCAAGAATGAATATTGCATATCTTTATCTAGGAAATGATACTTATTCATTTCATTAGCAAACATGATTGCATCAAGATGTCCAGATAGACACTTGTTTATGATGAAGGGTGGATATTGTTTAACGGAGTCTGGGTTTTCTTTAATAACGTTTTCCTTATTAAAGTTTATTGAGTTCATCCAATCTTTCAATTCCATAGTTCTGCCTCTAGTGGTGTGGGTGGAGTAAGAGAATAGTTAGTAACTAGAAGTTCTGTCTTCACATTATCTTGAGTGTTCTTATCACCACGGTGAACCATAGAGTAACGTAGTTTCCAATACTCAAGATGATAATCCTTGTACAACTCAAGCAGACGATCATTCACATTGTAAGTAATCATGAAGTCATGAGGACACTTATATACGTTCTCAGCAAATACCTCATGATCAAATGATCTGTGCATCTCACGATTCTTTCCATACAGAAAGTCTTTGATGTCATATGGAGGATCAAGGAATACAAAAGTATTCTCAGGACCATCAGCATTCATTACTTCAGAATAATCAATATTAGTAATCTTCCAATGCTTAATTAGTTTAGAGAACTGTGCAAGTTTATCTGCACCAACTAGAGAGAAGTTGGAATTGGCAGCAGTTCGAGAGAAAGAACTATTCTCAGTCAATCCAGAGTAACTGCACTTATTCATAATAAAGAAAGCAACTGCCTTCTGAAAATTATCGTAAGTATCAATATCTGTAGCATACCGATTGAACAGTTCCTTAGCAAAATTATCCTTCTCCTCTTGAGTGCCACTCTCAAGCATCTTCTCTTTCTGCTCTCTGACACTCTCAGAGAGGTCTTGACCACGATCCCGCAGTTGTACCCAGAAATTGTATAGGGGCACATACAGATCATTCACCCAGACAGGAATGTCTGGATTCTCTTTTGTCACATCAATAGCAATAGACCCACCACCAACGAATGGTTCACGATATTCAGTAATAACTTTTGGATACCATTGCGAGAGAGTCTTAATTGCTTTTGACTTGCCTCCAGGATATCTTAAAGGTGTCTTCAATGCTTTCATAATAAAATAAAAAAATCAGAGGATTAGTTTCTTGGAAGGTGGAGTTTCAATAGTAGAGTACATCCTTTCATACTGCTCAACGATCTCGTCGGCAGGATTTTCAACATAGATGATCCACTTACGATCAATAGTAACAGGACTTCCCTTCTTAATCAAGGGAGCCCAAGGAACAAATCCAACAGTACCATTCTGATTGGGAATGGGACTAATTGCATTAGTAACAAGAATAACGGTTTCTTCCTCAGTCAATTCACAAATGAATTCTTCACCAGAAGATAGTTTAACAAGTTTTACATTCATTTCATTTACCTAAATTTAAATTATACAGTGTATGGAGCACTTTCTGTCCATACAGTTCCCCTATGAACACAGTTAAAGGGAAGAGAAATTCTAGACTTACTAGTTAAATTTTCATAGACATGATGTTTTAATATTGATGGGAAAATTAAAACATCTCCATTTTTTGGTTTATGGGTATAGTGAGATCTATTATAAAGGTTATCATCTACATTTTCAAACTCTAAACCATTTCCAAAAGTATTTTGCTCTCTAATGAAAGCAATGTCTCCAGAATCGGGAGTGACATCAATATACCAAACCGCACTAATTGTAGAATTTGTGTGAGAATGTTCATGACACCACTGCCCTCTTTTGTGAAGATTAAACCATGATGCAATTACTTCAAATTCTACATCCTTAGTATGACTAAGCACATTATAAAAATAGTCATGCACCAATAGAACTAACTGTTTTTTACATTCCAGTAGAGTTTTATGCTCTAACACATTTTCTACACGACTTTTATATCCAGTACTAAGTCTTTCAAAATGAAACTTTTTTTGAAGTTTATTTAAATGGTCTTCCATGAAAGAAGGGACTTCTAAAAAAGATTTATACAATGGTATTGAGAATAGATCAATAACTTCACTCATTTTTAATAATAGTTTGGTCTTTCACTTTCATCTGCACGAAGAAGAACTCCATCTACTTTTAGAAGTAGTTCTCGCATATCATTATGCAGAACACGATATCCAGTACCAACATATAGTTGACCTAAGACAACTGCTATAGTAGCAGTTCCCCAGAATACATAATAGAATCTAGACTTAACTTGTGCTTTTAGTTTTGTGTTTTTCATTTGAATTTACATTCCACCATAATTTCAGTTAGTGCTGCAAGAATATTAATCTCCTGATCAGCAACAAAAGCAATCTGATACTGATACTTAGCAATGACCAGAACTGCTGCTGCAAGAGAAGGTCCATCGACGGCATTTGCAAGACCATCATAAACCCTACGAAGGATTAGATTGGGATCATTATCTAGATTAGATGTGACCCATTTTCGGACATAACCAAAGTCTTTTACTTTCAGATTCTTGATCAGATCTTCAACACTCACATCAGAAAACTGAGCAAGGATAGCACTATCAATGCTACCCGATACTGAGTATCGTTGACACTCATTAAGAACACGTCTCCAATCTGGGAAGTGTTTGTTAATAAGTTCTACCAGGACCTTGTTATCATATTCAACACCTTCTGCAACCAAGATTTGTTGGAGACGTTTGAAGAATTTTGCTGCAAGTCCCTGTCTGTCTTTTCCTTTAATTCCGAAATCGACCACCGCACATCGGGAGTGGAGTGGTTCGATGATTTTGTTCTTGAAATTACAGGTAAAGATGAATCTGCAGTTGTTATAAAATGTCTCAATATTTGCCCGTAAAAGGAGCTGTACATCGTGGGTCGTGTTGTCAGCTTCGTCAATAATGATGACTTTGTGCTTTGCTTCAGTTGCAGAAAGTGATACGGTCGAAGCAAAGTTCTTTGCTTGGTTCCGTACTGTGTCCAGAAATCGTCCTTCATCAGATCCATTGATAACGTAATAATCAACACCTAATTGTTCACAGAGTGCCTTTGCCACTGTAGTTTTACCACAACCTGCAGGTCCAGAAAGTAGTAGATTTGGTATCTCTTTCTTATTTAGAAAGTCTTTGAACATAGTTTTAGTATGTTCAGGTAGGATACAATCATCAATAGTTTTAGGTCGATACTTCTCAACCCAAAGGAAATCAGTTTTGTTCATAATTTAGTTACACTATAGTGATGAAATTAGTCTGGTGTAGCATCTCATCGGGAAGTTTATCATACCACATAAACTCCGAACTTGTCTCATCAAGAGTTGGTATAAACTCTTCTTGAACTTCAACCAAATAAAGCAAAGTAGGAGTATGTGTTGCTCTTGCTTCAAGGACATCTGGAAAGATGTAATTAGAGAATCCTACAAGTTTGAAATCCGAATAGTATCTTCCAATCTCTCTAGTATGAACTCTCTCAGCAAGTTCTTGAACGGTTTCTTTAAACCTAAGTCTTCCTCCAATAACCCAGAACACACCCTTTACAGGTTCTTGTGTTCTTTTGATTAGAAGAAATTTATCCTTACATCTAAACACAAAATCCACACAAAAAATTGGCATGGATTTCATTATCTTTTGATACTCTTTTTCTTCAATAAACATTACAGGTCGTCATCAATAAATTTGGTCAAAGTAAAAGAACCGTCTTTGTTGTCAATCCATTCTAACATATCTCCTTCTTTCCATCCAGTTTCTTGCAGTATTTCTTCTGTGAAGGTTAGAACTCCATCATCACTAACTGTCAAAGTAGTTTTTATCATACCCACTCAGGTTTACGTTCAGGAATACGAAGGTAGTTATCTTTTACCCACGGTTTGGATGCGATATACATCTTGTATTTGTCATAGATATCAACACCTGTATCATACTTGAACTCATCAGGTCCAGCAAAAACAAAAGGTGTTGTATCCTTCCCACTACGACCTTGAGGATCTGCGGTAGGGAGTATTTCCTTTGCTGCTAGGAGTGTCTTCTGACAGGTATGGACCTTACCATAACGAGCAGTGTACTCGTCACACATAGCAAGTCCATGAGCAAGCAACCACTGCCAGTTAGTTACAAACTCATTTGCCCAAATAGTGCAGGGATGATTGCGAAAAGCACCCTTCTCAGTAGCATAGGGAGTACCGTCTGCTTTAGGAAGAGTGCCGAATCCATGCCCCCATTTGTCAGAGCACACAATAGCAAGCATCTGACAGGTCTCTAGAGGCATCTTAACGATGTGCTTGTCGGGAAGAACTCGTGCCGACTTGTGAGGATCTGGGTCTGTAACAAAGATATTCATAGCACTTTAGAAATTGAGATTGCCAGCAGGAATGATATCATTATAACCACATCCCACGACTTTGTGCGAACAAAGTAAGGAACTGAAATAAGGTCGGCAATTAAATTGATATACACACCCACCATAACATCAACATGAGTTATAGTAAAGTATGCAACAATAACTCCAATACTTCCAATTATTCTTAAAGTAACATCAGGAGTTATCTGTAGTTTGAGTTCAGAAGTTTTCTGCATGTATGATCTTTTGGTGAACATCCACTATGGATATATCGACCATCAAAAATAACCAAACGATTTGGTTTTGGAGTGATGGACTCTTTTATAGTAAAACTATCAATGTTATCTCCATTGACTTGAGATCCAGAATCTCTCTCATTAAAGATGATAGTATTACCATCGGTTTGATTTAAATAAAGAATTGATGAATAGTGAAATTGGCCAGGATAGTCAACATGAGGTCCATGAATAGCACCATCTACAGTTTGTGTACATAGATCTGCTCTGACTCTCATAACTTCCTTTGCACCAAGATAAGATTTTACCTTTAGAGCAAAGGGATAAATCAAGTCACCTTCTCTAGATCTTGATTTATCCTTTTCAATAAGGAGATTAGAAAAACCTTGAGTGGGTTTAATCTCACCATTTATGCTGAATTTCTTATTACTAGTATAAGTAGAATCTCCACTATAGTACCAATGAAAATCATCATCATTCATGACAGTATTTACGATAAAATCGAAATAAGACTTATCAAGGAAATCATCAATTACTTCAATAAATTTAGTCCTCATAAGATGAATCTGGTTCTAGGGCAATCCAGTAAGTAAGATTCTTATCAGAGTTAACAAACTTAGATAAAAGTTTCTTAGAAATTGAAACTTGATAACTACCAGGAAGAATTTTAATATTTTCTACCTTAAAGTTGAAACTAAAAATATTCTCAGTCTCACCAACAATAATAGAGAAATCATTGGAAGTATCATTCTTACGATCAGATACAACTAATTTAACAACTCCATTCTCACCAACGACAGATAGATCTGGAAGTTGATAAACAGCAGATGCTTTAAGGAGTTTATCCAGTTGCTGAGTATTGAGATTGAAAGAGATCTCTTCAGATGTCAGAACAATATCTTTCTCAGGAGGACTGATAATCACATTGGGATCAGCAAAGAAGTACTTAGAACGCATCTTACCTTCACGGATAACCATGTAAGAATCATTCTCAATGTCAAGTTCAGGACTCTGGTGCAGACTCAGACCATTAAGAAATTGGTTAAGATCATAAATGCCAAAATCTTTGGGGAAGTCTTCATTTACTTCAACCTCAGCAAGAATGTTCTTCATCACACTGATAGTACGGAGTTTCTTACCTTCCTTGAAAAGGAGAGACTGGTTAATATTAGAAAAATTTTTAAGAATATTAACAGTTGAATCAGAAAGTTTCATAATCACCTTTAGGTTGCTTGTGTAGACCAGAGAAATGGTAGAGAAGAATGCAATAATGAATTGCTTTTAGAATGTCTTGTTTAGACTTTCCACCCTTCTTACCAAAACGAGAAAGATATTTGATTGCATTAGAACGACAGAATGGTTCTGCGTCACCAATACCTTCAATAAGATCAAGAGTCTGTGTTTTAGAATCTTGAGATGTATAGTGAGATTTATATGTTGAAGACAGGTACTCACGAACCTCCTTCATAGTCAAATCCTCTTCATACTTCCAAAAACCATTATTTGAAAGTTGATCAAGATTTAAGTCAATTCGGTCTTCACTCATAGATGAAATCGGCGCATTGATATTGAGAGTATTCCCAAAGTCGAGATAATCTTCTTCGAGAATTGGTCGGTCGTCTGCTAACGGACGACCATCGTTATTAAAGTAATTCATTTCGTTTTCACTTAATCCATACATTTCGTCGTAAAGCATACTCCAAGAATTAGTCATAATAAACCTCTGTTATTATATCAGAAGTTGATGGTGTTGTCAATTGTATCGATACTATCATCAGATGTCATTTGAAAGTCAGCATCGATTTTGTCATAGAGTTCGATAAAAGATTGCTTGGTCTCATCATCGAACCGTGCAGTGCAGACATCAATTGCTTTTTCTTTATTATTAAAAATACTGTAAGCACGAATGATGTGAACAAGACGACGAGTAGAGATGATTTCATCAACACCACCATCATAGAAAGTCTTACGGATGATGTCTGCCCAATCCACAAGACGTTTGCAGAAGGCAGGAGCAACCACATTAAGGTCTTTAGCAATACCTTCAAGGATTTTCTGTTCAATTGAGGGAGATGGATATGACTGATCAAAAGTTACAGGGAAACGTTCGAGGAATGCTTCATTGAGAACATTGGTTCCGATAAAACGTCCATCTTCAGAACCCTTACCTTTAGTATTAGCAGTTGCAAATACTTGGAACCCTGCAGAAGGTTTTACAAATTTTCCAATCTTCTTAAGAAAGACACCCTTACCCTCTAGAATAGACTGAAGACAGAGAATTTTATTTGAAGCAAGATCAATTTCGTCAAGAAGAAGTACGGCACCTCGTTCAAGTGCTTCAATAACAGGACCATTATGCCAAACAGTATTACCATCAATAAGTCGGAATCCACCGATAAGATCATCCTCATCGGTCTCAATGGTAATGTTTACTCGGATTAGTTCTCTACCAAGTTGAGCACAAGCTTGTTCCACAGAAAACGTTTTACCGTTACCAGAAAGTCCCGTGATAAACGTCGGATAAAAAAGATTGGACTTAATAATTTTTTTAATATCACTAAAGTTACCAAAGCTGACGAAGGTATCATCTTTCTGTGGGATAAGGTTTTGTTCGATTGCAGGCACTGCTGCAGGTGAACTATAAGTCACTTCAAGATCCTGAATGGGTTCTTTTACATCTTCCAAGTCCCATTTGCCACGACGAACTTTAAAACCAACCATCTTATTAGTGACAGTTTGGTAATTAGTTCCATTCATAGCACACCATGCACGAATGTCAGAACTGGTGACTTGATTGCCATACAGTGCTTGCAGAGAAGTGCGGATATACTCGGAAGAAACGGTCATTTGTGTCGTTTGAACTGAAGTTATTATAGTCTAGAATTTGGGTCAGTTTCCTCATCAGAGGACAGTTTAGAAAGTGGTATTCCTTTATGTTTTAACATACAAGCACTCCTTGCCCATGCCCTAGAAAGACTAGTGACATCAGCACAGAGTGTGTCAAATTTACCACAATAAGGACAAGATCTCTTAGTCATGCAATCAATGAAACAAACTCATTAAGAACTTTTTTATTTGATTTTTTAGTCTTTAATGATTTGACAAAAGCAGACTTAATCTTTGCTTTCGTTGCACCTTCATCAACTTCAAATTCTGCCTGATTGGAGAGATCAGATCCAGCAAGTCCAATATATGTATCATAACCAGAAGTTTTAATCATAACACAACGTTCCTTTCTCCACCTAGATTTCAATACTTCAGTATCTTCCCACGATTCTGAATGAAGACGAATGAAAGAACCAGAATCACGACCCTCAAGAATACGAATGCCTAAGAAATTTGTATTTGGGAAATTATCTTTCAAATTAGTAAGGAGAAGATTTGTAAAAGAAACGTATGCAGAATCATGATACTTGGTTACTTTGTAAGTACTACCAATCTTACGATCACGAATATAACAGTTAGCATGTAGACGTTTTGTTCCAATACGTTCTTCCCCGTTTGGATATAAAATCTCAGCATGACGATTGCAAGGTGCTGCTTCACCATCCGTCAAAACAATACACTGAACTTTTTCAAGAGAATATTTTTTCTTGAAGGCAGGAATAATATTATGAAGAGAAATTAGTGCTTCATTCAGAGGAGTTCCAGAAAGACTTAAACGAGAAGGAGGAGTGTAATCAACATACTTACAAAAGGAGAATCCAATTCGATACATTGTTTTCATTTGCTTTTCAAGAACTCGATTATTTACATCACTAGTAAGAATGTTCATCATAGAGAACTGATCAGACACTACAAGCACTCCATCTTTCTTTTCGTAATGAGGTTCTGGATAGACTGGGTTATTGTTCTCATCCCATGTAATATAATTATATTCATTTGTAAAGGCATATACATCAAACGGAATTGATACCTTACGACAGAACCAAATTAGATTAAACAGTTGCTTCATAGTATCAAGCATCACATGTCCCATGGAACCAGACCAATCAAGAACAAAAACTAGTCCATGATTCTTACCATCTGGAAGGACAGTTATTTTCCTGAATAAATCTTCATTGTACTTATAAGTATGGAGTTTAGAAGTATCAAGAACTCCAGTCCGAGATGTAGAAGAACGAGCATATGCACTCGCAGACTTTCTACACTCAAATTCTTTTACAAGATAGTTGACTTCTTTTTGTGCAGATTTTTTGAACTTATCGTAGTCAGTATCTACCCAATCAAACCTACTTGCATTGATACCTTCCAGCAACTCCCAATGATCATCACAAAGTTTGTGAATTTCTTTATTAGAAGAAACAACTGTCTTAAGATTAAGATTTGGAATGCTAATATAAGTTGTTTCACTATATTGATTATCTGCACCACGGTCATCTATCAGATCACTAATAGCATCTTGAAGATTGTCAACAGTCTTTACCTCAACATTAGAAGATCCACCATCAGAAGAAGATTCAATCTGTGGTATAGAATCCTCACCAGATTCACCCTGCTCAGAAGTCTCATTTGAATCTGTATCTAATTCACCATCACTAGAATCGGAAGTGTTTTTATTTTCAGTAGAACCAGAAGATCCTTCAGTAGGAGCAAGTGTGTTCTCACTCTGGTCGTTATCTTGTTTTTGTTTACAATAGTTATATAATTCTTCAGCAACAATAAGAACATCAGAAAAAGTTTCACAATCAGCAATTGCTTTAATCAAACGTCCCTCTTCCATGTTATGAAAAGGAATGTTTACATAGTTACCAATCTTAAAGTAAAGATTTGCACGATCTGCAAGATTCATTGAAGGAATATCTTCATTCTCTAGTGCAAAAAAATCTTCATCAGAAAGTTCATCGTAACCACGATAAAAAGTTTTGGAAAGTCCAGCATACTTACGTTTCATAAGTTTTTCAATGCGAGCATCCTCTACAACATTGACAAACTGTTTGGGAGTATCCCAATCCCATTCATCAGGAGTGAAGAGAGCATGTCCAACTTCATGAGCAACTAACATATCAAAAACACACTCAGATGCCTTCTTCCACATAGGAAGTGTCAGAACCCGAGTGTGTACATTGAACATCGCAGTCTCAACATGACGGTGCTCAACAACCAGATCCTCGGTAGCAAGGAGTTTGGCAAGTTGACCTTTGACCTCAAAGTTGATGGACATGCGTGTCTGTCTTAGATGTACCTATTATAGAGGCAATACAGCCTTGGACTGCGATCTCTGTGCCAGTTTATAAACCGTCACAGGGTCGTTTTTATGTCTAAGTCTATGACAATTAGAGCAGATCAAGACACATTTGTCAATTTCTGCTTGGACAATCTCCATAGAGTACCCATCTCTGAGTAACATTCGGACTTCATCCCTTTTCAATTCTGGTTGCTCATGATGAAAATCCATGCAAATTGGATCATAGGTATTTCCACAATCCTGACAGGGTTTTCCAGTTTTATAATTAGTCAACCATTGCATTCTGGATAGGACTTTAGATTTTCTTGTTCTTTTTGGCATTTTATGGTTCGTATTATTTTAGATTTGGATATAAAAATTGATAATACCAAGAGTAATCTCTCAGTATTTTATGTTGAGATTTCCGTTTTATCAACGGAAACTCATATGTTTCTTTTTTAGAAACTACCTTAGGGTGTATCGTATGATCACCCCAAGGTGCATATATTGAATCATTGTGATATCTTTGCTTTACATCATTCAAATCATTCTCGTAATCATCGGCACCAATGAAGTCATAAATTCCAGATAATACTTTCCGAGGATTTTCCATCATATCTTCATATCTTACAAACTTAAAATTCTTTAGATAATTTCTCTCACAATCCAAAACTTCCTTTAATGCAAACAAAGGTGTGTAGATCATATCGGTCTGCATGTAAGATTCAATTCTTTTATCCATCAAATCAACTTCATTATAATCATCTCTAGTTTCAAAAGGATAAAGTTCAGGAGTGGATGGACCCATAATTCTATTTACGGTTTCCATTTTTTCTAAAGAAGAAATAACTCCACGTAAATCTCGAACAACGTAGATAACTTTTGCGGGTGGAACAAGATTAAAAAGTAAGTCAAAATCTACTGCCCAACTTCTATCCTTATCAACGTAGATATTAGTATCACACAAATTTTCTAACCAAGAAGATATTCCTGCTCGCATAAAAGACTGATACAAGACCCTCATTTCTTTCATTGTATGTTGAGTCTCGGTGTATACCTTTTCAGAATGCTGTGAGATATTTGTCAGAATATTTGACAAACAAGAATCCATCTCTACAGTCATATCTGGATGTTGCTGTAAAAGATTACCCAGAAGAGTTGATCCACTTCTAGGTAATCCCGATATAGTTACAAATTTCATGATTCGATTATCTGTGAGAAATTCTTTCTCTTTTCAAATTTAATAACACGATCAAATTTATCATGGAGAGATTCTTTGTGAGAAATGACAAAGATGTTAGCGTCTTTAATAACAAATCGAATAATTTTAAGAAACTCATCAGTGCCAAATCCATCAAGAGATGAATCAAAAATTTCATCCATAATCAAAAGATTTGTGCTAGTAGAATTCTTAATCTTAGCAACTTCTCTCCAGGTAAACAATAGTGCTAGATCAATACGTTGCTTCTCACCTTCCGAGAATGAAGAGTAAGAAAAATCTTCATGAATTGGTGATTCTATCGTTTCATTAAACTCTTCATCAAGCTTGAAATTAATATAAAACTCCATCATCTGAAGGTACTTGGATACCTGCAAATTGATAAGTGGTAGATACTTTTCAATAATCTTAGATTTTACTCCACTATCTTTCAACAATTCGTGTAGGAAGTCGTGATTAGTAACCTTGAGTCTCTTGTCAGTTAAATCATCAAATACCTTTTCAAGACTTTCTTTATATGCATTCAACTTATCCTGCTCTTCACTCTTATCAGTTGATTGATCATTGATGCTTTTAATCTCACGATTGAGTCCAGTTATCTGTGCCTGTAGTGATGAGATCTTTGCACTATTGGTACTAATTTTACTTTGGGACTCCATAATAGATTTTGTAATATTATCATATACCTTCTCACGAAATTCTTCAGATTTGATAGTATCGATAAGTTGGTCATATCCATCCTCTAATTCATTTAGTTTGTTGTCAGTATTTTTAAGTCTTTTAACACGAAAAGACTCTTCTATAGGTTGCTCACATGTAGGACACGTGTGATTATCAGAAAAGAAATTTTGCTCACGTTTGATGGTATCCATTTTCTGTGAGATTTTACCCTTCAAGTTTCCAAGTTTACGAATTTTACTTTTCGCATCTTGCACACCTTCAAGTTCTTTACGATATCTCAGAACTTCATTCTCCTCAATTATATTATCTTGATTAAAGACATCGATATCAATACTCAGTTCATTAATCTTATTATCATACTTCAGTAGTGTATTCTTTCCTCTGGTGTCAAGTTCTCTAATAAAATTTTCTTGCATCCTAACCTTATCAGAAAATGATTCTTTCTTAAGATTCAACACCTTAATATCTTCCCTATGTTTCCTAAGTTGATCCTTAATAATATTATTCATCGTAGAAAAAACTTTGATGTCTAAAATATCTTCAATAACTTCACGTCTACCTGCTGCCGACAGTTGCATAAACGGTGTAAAATTACTACTCCCTAAAATTACAATTTGGGTGAAAGACTTATAATTCATCTTAAGAATACTTTGCTCAAGATATTTCTGCTGATCATTTGCGGATGCTGCTTGATCTAAAAGTTTTCCATCACGATAAATCTCAAAAATATTTGGTTTAATACCACGAACAATATTCCACTCTACAGATCCAATTCTAAAATCAATATTTACAACACAATCTTTCTCGTTCGTAGAGTTAATAAGTTGGGGTTTATTAATTTTGCGAAATGACTTTCCAAACAATACAAAAGTCAGTGCATCCAGGATAGTTGACTTCCCTGCACCATTCGTTCCAACTATTATACTGTTTTGACATTCATCAAGTTGAACTTCGGTAAATTGATTACCAGTTGAGAGAAAGTTTTTCCAACTAATTTTTTTAAAATAAATCATGCTCTTCTGGTGGAACCACTAACTCATTACTACTAATAATAGCATACATGTAACCATGTTGACTACATGTCTCAAACAACAAATCTTCTTCGACTTCAATAGATCTCATCTTAGGAGAACCACTTTCCTCAAGCATCATTACGAAACGTTCTACATCATCTTCAGTTTCCCAGATGTATAGGATATTTACACCATCCTCATCTGCTACAGAATATGCTCCTCTGTCTTCTTCCCCGTCAATTACTACAATATACATACTAGATCATTTCGCAAGCTTCCTGATACACCTCTTTGATAATTTTAGACAATTCAGATTTATCCAAATTAATCTCAGATTCTTGTATGTACTTATTTAACAAACTCAAAGTATTCTCAGATTCAATCTCTTCAATTTTATCTTTTGAATACCAACCGTTGAAGTCTTGACTCTCTACAATTTTTAGATCTGCAACATTTGAAACGTAAAACTTATCAATAAATTTTTCAAAGTTTTTATTATCAGTTTTCTTTCTGACAATAACTTTTACGATCATATCATGATACTTTGAAAAATCAAAGGTCCTATAGTCAGTATCTTCATAATAAACATGATGAAAAATACTATAAGGATTATTGACAAATCTATGCTCTAATGTTTCTGTATCAAAAATTGTAAACCCACGCACATCATTTACATCATTCCAGTAGATTTCGTAAGAGTTTCCTGTGTAGTGGATGTTTCGATCATTTGATCGAGTGTGGTAGTGACCGCTGAAGACCTTGGTGAACTTCTCAAATAATTTGCTCTCATGACCATGCTCCATGATGCACTGTTTATTAGCAGCAAATCCTCGGAGTTCAAGGTGCCCCATCGCAATCTTGCTAGTTGTGCCTTTAAGAAGTTTAAAAGTACTTTCCTCATTTTCTTTATTAATCCATGGAATAAACATTAATTTTAAACCATCAATAATAACCTCAGTGGGTTCAGAATATACTTCTACGTTTTTATATTCACGGAGAAGAAGATCAACTGCATTTACATTATTAGTATTCTTATAGAATGCAGTATGATTTCCTACAATGGTATGAATTTTACATCCCATACTTTCTAGAACATCATAGTAATTATCCTTTGCCCACTTAAGTGAACTAAAATTAATACCAGTTCTATTATCAAAAGTATCACCCATATCAACAATCGTAGTGATTCCCTCCTCTTTCAGAGTCGGGAAAAATACATCATTATAAAACTTTAGGAAAAAATCATGAAAGAGTTTTGAGTTCTTTCTTGCTCCAAAGTGTTGATCTGTAATGAGGGCAATCTTCATACGTTATTTGAACCCATTCCTCTAAGTTTAGAATAGACAGCATCTTTGATGCTATTATAGTCTGCATAGTTGGAATTGTCAACAGTATTGTCATTAACAAATACCTGATCATATCCAGTCTTTTCTAAGATCTTATTCTTAATGTCTAATTGCTTTTTCTCTTTCTGAATACGTCTCAAGAATGCGTAGTGAATAATCTGAGTAAAGTATGCGAAAGGATTTGTAGATTTCTCTGGATTAAAATTATGAATATACTGAATACAGTTCTCTATTCCATCAGAGATCATATCATCTTTAAAGATGTAATTAACAAAGTTTGGTTTATATGATAAGTGTGTTGCAATCTTTAGAAAGCACTCACCAATGTAATTTGTAATCCGAGGTTTAGGTTCCCCATTTTCTGCTGCCTCAGCAATTGCTTTTTTATACTCTACAATTGCATCTAGGAAATCTCTATTATTTACATAATGTTCCGATTGTTTTCTTTTAGGCATTTCATTATTACCAGTAGTTCAGTATGTACTCATTCTACCACAGCTTGACAAATGTGTAAACCATGTGTAGAATACCTTTGTTGAGGTTGATAGGAACGCTTTATCTAACTCTTGAATAACTTCTCCAAGTATTTTCGAGTATCATCTGTAGATGATATGTATCCCATTTTTCTACTTAAGTTAAATTTTTGATGATCATCTTTAGATTTTCTACAAAATGAATTATACATTTTAATCGTGTGATCATTATCACATTCTACAATTGTTAAGACATCTTCCATATTAATTAAAATCATATCAGATGATGATGTTTTTAACCAAGGATCTATTTTATAACATGCTTGACCTCTAATTACAATTTCATCAATTGTAACTGGATCTAATAACATAAGGAATTTTTTATCACCTTCGTTAGAAGGTGATACCTTAGAAAAGATCTCTTCTGTGTTCTTTAGTTTTATCGTCGCATAAAATTCTTCTTCCATTAATCCTTTAAATCGATGTTTATAATGTCGTAATTAAAATTTTCTTGATTATAGATCTTAATTCGTTCGATTAAGTGGTTAAGAGTGTAATTTTTTAAACTTCTAATCGTGCAGTCATCCGCAATGTCATAAAGAGTTGCTTTATTTTTATCCTTACCCTTTCTTAAAACTCTGCCGATGGACTGTAAATTACGGATTCTTGATTTAGACGGACTAGCAAAAATAACATTATGAAGATTTCTAATGTTAATTCCCGTTGAGAAAGTTCCATATGATGCTACAATAATTGCATTACCTTCATTTTCAGTTATTCTTCGGACTTCCTCTCTTTCTTCAGAGTCAACTCCACCATGGACAAAAAATACTTTTCGTCCTTCACTTACGGAACTATTTATCTTTTCAAAAAGAGGTTCACCATGTGCGGCAACCCGACTATAAAGTATTAGAGTGTTACCTTCCAACCCTTTTGCAAGGTTCATTATAAATTTATTTCTTCTTTCATGTCCAATTAGGTACTGTATCTCGTCTTCATAAGTATCAAATTTTTTCGGAGTATGTTTTAAAATTAGGCATCTAATTTCGAGATCGGAAACATGACCTTTCTCCATCAACTCTGATGTACGTGTTACTCTATAACAAGGACCAAACAATCCTTCCAATACCCATTTATGTGTTTGTGTTCCATCAAGTGTTCCTGTAAATCCATACCTATACTTGGTATGATGAAGATTATTCATAATTGTAATAAGAGACTTACTTTTAAATAAGTGTGCCTCATCACCAATTACTACATCAAAATCTTCAAAATAACTACGTTCAAGTTTATATATAGATTGCCATGTAGTGACGGTCACTGGAAGATCCGTTTGTTTTTCACACCCTGCATATATTTTGTGACAATATGAATCAGACTCCCATCCATAATCCCGAAAGTCAGAGACTAGTTGATCTACGAGACTGGTCGTTGGAACGACTACAAGTATTTTTCGATTCTTATCCACATGATATCTCACGACAGCGTAAATCATCAGACTTTTTCCTGACGCAGTGGGACTTAACAGAATCTTTCTGTTATATCTTAGTGCATCATAAACTGCTTCAATCTGATAATTTCTTGGGGTTAAAGCAGTTATCGAAGCAAGATAATCCTTAACTCCTTCTAAACTAATTTCACTATTAAGTTCAAAAGGTTTTCCATAGTACTTGTTTGTTACAAACTCGTAGGTATAATCGTAGTTGCTACAAAATTCTACAAGTCTATGCAATAGACCTATGTAAAGTCTCTTGGTCCTCATATCAAATAAGTGTATCTCACCATTCCAATTTCTCTTACGGTACTGAGGCATAAACTTTGCACCAGGAACCTCAAATTTGAAATGATCTCTCAGTTCATGTTCGATATGTGGTTCAGTTGTTATTTTAAGATATACTTCATTACATTTTTCGATGATTAGATTAGCCATATCCAGCTTGGAATTTCAAAAATTCAATTGAGTTTTTTATTTGGTATGTACGATTAGATATTTGTTTTAAGATACTATCGACATAATTGATCATTACATCGTAATATTCGATCTTCATACTGACAGTAGAAAGTTTCTCGTCCGCATCAAGATACTTATTCATAGCATCTTTATCTCTTACCTTTTTTGGAAAAGGATCCTTTACATAAACATCAGGATCTGCTTTTCCAGAATAGTACTCATATCTTTCGTGTCTAATATTATTTTTTTGTTGTGTTGCTTTAGTTTTCAGCAATACTAGATTGTTATGGATATCATAGTATTTGGAATGTAGTACGGGAATCTTTAATGATTCTTCATGAAGATTATCAATATCGATTTGGGAATCTTTATCCCACATCGATTTAATCATACTAATGTCAAAAGTCATACTCTTTGATTAAACCTATTATTGATGGTGTATATACTATACTTAAAAGTTACTGTTGCCGCAAAATATTGAATATCGGTATCTGTTGAATCAAATTCCATCTGTGAAAGAGATGTTGGAAACATGTCTTTAAATACAACGTTGTATTGTAAATTTTCAGTGTTAGTTAAAATTTGTAAAGTTCCATCTGAATAAAAATTTTGTTGATTCTCAGTAAATGGTTGACCCAACAAACTGTCTTCATTTTGCAAATCGTATATTTCACTTAGGGATTCTGGAAATCCAAGACCTCTCATCCAATTTTGAATTTCTAAATAATTTCCCAAATCTTCATCAACCAAGAATCTAACGGAAAGATCTTCAAAATCCATCATGTCACCAGGAACAGGAATCATTTTTAAATATGATCCTTGTTCTGCAACTCCCAGACTTATACCAGGAATATTTGCTGAGTTGGTAAAGTATGAGAGTTTAGGTGCTCTTGTTAATGAAAACTTAAAACCAGTTGGGGAAAGGAAATTCCTATTGGCAATCTGTTTTTTAAATGCTATTGATGTTACAGCCACAACGATAGAGATCCTTGGATACTCTATTTATCACTCCAGTCCCATTAAGTATTCTCCAAGTGCTTCCTTTAATTGCTCGGTTGTTAGATGTGGTTCTTCTCTCAAATATTGTTCTAAAACATATACGCAATGATTTTTTATTGCCTCATCACTAGACCATGAAAGTCTGTCGTTTACAATATCTCTTGGTGTCTTTAGCATAATCAATCTTCTGCTCTATTATGTAGACATAAAAAAAAGAGACCTCCGAAGAGGTCTCTGGAAAACTCTGTGAACAGAGATCACATGAGGTTTTTAACGGTTACACGTCTGTAGTAACGGTTAGAGTTGGTGGTTAGTCCACCGAGACCCTGGTTGGTTCCTTCTGAGAATGGGTTAGCAACTAGACCATAACGGGTCTTGAAGCCGATCTTAGGCTGGAAGGTGTTTTCTCCAACTGCACGAACCATCTGGAGAGGAACGTATGGGCAGTAGAATAGACCTGCGTCATAAGGTGAAGAACCCTTATAACCTGCAACGTAATACTGGTTAGCAGCATTGTTTGCAGAATATGGGTCGATGTATACACGGAACTTACCGAGTAGAGTACCAGCAAAGGTGTTGCCAGTGTCATCTACGTTAAGGTTTGCGTTGAGTGCTGGGGTGTAATCTAGAACACCAGCCATGGCTAGAGCAGAAGCAACGTCTGCAGAGCACATGATGATGTTGCCCTTTCCTCTACGAGTTCTTTGTGCAATCTGGTTCGCATCTCTTTCGATTTGGAACAGAAGACCCTTGAACTTCTCAACAGACCAACGACCATTGGAGTCGATATCGAGATCGAATTCACCAGCAGTTGCGGTGTTGACGGTAGCACCTTGCTCAGCAACCTTATAGATGGTTCTGATGACTTCACGGTTGATCTCAGCAAGAATCTCAGTAGAGAGAATGTTTGCGAGTTCAGCCTCAGCATTAAGACCGTGAATTGCCTTAATGTCTTGTGCTAGTTCTAGGGAGTATTCTGCCTTGAGTGCTCTGGACTTTGCAGTCACAGTAACTTTCTCAATGCTGAATGCCATCTCGTTGAACTGATCAGAGACGCCGAGATTCTCAGCATCGTCAGTTCTCATGCCCTGACCAACGTTATATGCTAGTTCGTTAGCAGATGCAGTTGGGTTGAGGACGGAAGGATTGCTACCAGACTGTGAGGTAGTACCCATACCAGAAGCAACACCAGACATTCCAGTGGTGTTGTTGAATCCTGAATCTTGTCCAGAGAAAGACGTATCTGCCTCGTTGAACATTGCTTCGGTTCCGCTCTGGTTGGTGTAGCGGGAACGCATTGCGAAGATGAGTCCAGTAGGACCACTCATTGGTTGAACACCTGCGAGGTCATATGCGACCAAGTTAGGCATTGAACGTCTAATTAGTGAAATTAGAACGGGGTCGAAACCTGCGGTAGGACCACCAGCTGCGGATCCACCTTGGAATCCATCAGAACCAACTGCGTTGGTAGGTGCTTCTGCGAGGAATGAACCTGAGTTGTTAAAAGAGTTTTGCTCTCTTAGGAATTTTTCTTGGTTTTCTAGCAGGACTGCGGTCACTGCTCTCTTATGGGAATCTTGAATATTATCAAGACCCTGATGATCGAGAACTGGTGCCCACTTCTCCTGCAATTGCTCGGAATTGAACATTTGAGGTTTACCTATTAAGTGTTTGTTTTTGTTTGATTAATATTAAATTCAGTTTTTAGCAAATGAAGAAAGTGTCTTCAGGTATGCTGCCATGGATCCAGAAACTACTTCTGGAGCTGCGTCTGCACCTTCAGATAACGTCTCAGTTTTTGCTTTTGGAGTTGCTTTGGTAGAGAAATAAGATTCTCTGAGCATTTCCAATTTTTCACGATATTTTTCTTCACTTTCAAACTCAACACTTTCAGCAAGTGAAGCGAGCTTTTCTTTCTGTGTCTCGGCAAGACCACCAGAAACTTGATCAAGAATACCCTCAGCAACAGTCTCTGCGAGACGGGAGTTTAGGGAAACATTCTTCTCAATTTGCTCGTTGAGTTTAGTCTCCATTTCATCAAGTTTTTCTACCATGCTATCAATTACATTATACTTTTCTTCAGGGATTGTTACATAATGAGTTTCAAAAAGATCCTTCATTCCAGAGAGGAAGGATTCAGTCATTTCTGCCTTAAGTGCGTGTTCGATTGCAAGTTCGTTCTCGGACACCCACTCATCAGCAACATATTCTAGATAAGAGTCTACACGTGCGGTTAGACCCTCTTGAATTTCCACTACTTCTTCAAGTAGTTTTTCTTCGTATTGTGCTTCTAGACCTTCTTTAACTTGTGCAACCTTTGCATTGATTGCAGTTTCAAAGATGGTTTTTGCTTTTTCTTGGAATTCTTCGGAGAGTTCCTCACCTTGGAGAAGTGCGTTAACATCTTCCTCCATATCATATTCAGCAACAACCTCAACTTCTTCGGTTGATTCTTCTTCAGAAACAACTTCCTCTTCAGTAGTCTCTTCTTCAGATACTACTTCTTCTTCTGTGGTTTCTTCTTCAGCAACCACTTCATCAGTGATTTCCTCTTCTTCCTTCATGCCAGCAGGCATTGCATCTGCTTTACCAGCAGACTTAGTAACAACATCTCTAACTTGCTTGAGTGTTGCACCTGGTTCTTTGAGTTTTGCTGAATCGTCGTCAGACTTATAATTCTCGGGAGTAGGACCACCGAGATCTTCTACAGAAGCAAGTTGAGTTCCAGGATCTGCCATTGTGGGCATTGGATCTGCTTTAGCAGCTCCAGAGTTAACAGCAGTACTGGATTGCTTTGTGCCTACTTCCATTTCCTGTAAATTGTTGTCACTAGACATTTGAGACTCTCCGTTTATCTTTTAGTAGATTAGATTAACTATATTTATTTATAAATTAAATTATTTTATGTAAGTACCACTACTTATAGTGAATTTAAAAAGTCGTTGAATAGACCTAACTTATGCTCTTCCAATGCTTTTTGATCTACTAACGTATTAATTCTACGTGCAGTCTTAGCAGCAATTTGTTCACGAAGGATTCCTCCTTGCCAAACCCATTCCTTTCCTTCCATGATTCCTGAAACAAAAGCATCGGGTGCAGAAGGATCGGCAACAATATCAGCAGCAGTTGCCAACATGAAGTCTTCACCAACTTCAGAATAACCTTCCTTAGTTGGACGAAGTGATCCAATTCCTCTAGAAGAAACTCCGAGCATCACACCTTCTTTAAGAAGAGACTCGGCAATTTTACCCATTGGTGTTGATAGGATTTGTGCCTTACCAATAAAGTCATTTCCCTTTTGCTCAAGAGAAACGATTTTATGAGAAACACGATCAAGATTGATAGTTGGACCATCTGGATGACCTAGTTCACCTAGAGCACGACCTTTTGAAATGTGCTCATCAGTATATCTCTTTACCTCACGTTCCATTACGTTAAGACGATATACTCTGCCGTTACGGTTTTGTTGTTCGGTTTGGAGAAAAGGTCCTTGAATATAAAGAGTTTTCTTACCGTTTCTTGTTTCGGTAATAACCTCTACCTTTTCGATTTCTTCTCTGATTAGTTTCATGGTTACGCAGTAAATCCGACTTTTGCACCTAAGACTGTAGCAGCTGCAGCAAATATACAATGTGAGTATTGCTTTTCAACAAATTCAACAGAATTTCCTGGAAGGGTAATTGAACCAACAACGTTTCCACCTTGAGTTTCTACCACAGTAACTAAACGTGCAGTAGCAGAATTATTTACGAGTCTAACTACAGATGCTTGAGAGAAGCTAGTAGCAGTACCAGTTGTTGTTGGACAGGCTGCCTCAGCACCCAACAATAATGTTCTAGCCATAGTACAAAAGTGCTTTTATAAGTTATTTATACTTCTTCTTCCTCAGTCTCATCAAAGACTGCACTACCAATAGATGGTTTCAAAGCATCAATCTTTTCTGCACTTTTTGCAAAAAGCATATTTTTAATTTTATCACTAATATTAGTGGGTGACTCATCTTGCAGAATCATATCCATTAGATCATCCATGATTTTAATTTAAGTAACGTTTTTATTTATTAGATCTCACCATCTTTGAGATCTTTCGCACCAATTTCTGGTGCTGCAGTTGCCTGAGCATCTGCATTCATGTCGGGTTCCATGACTGGTTTACCCAAATCACCACCACCTTCAGGTGCAAATGGCATTCCCGTTTGTGGATCAATTGTTGCTGGATCTGGAATAATACCAGTTTTAATTTCCTTATCGATGAGTTTATCCTGCTCAACAATTTCCTCATCAGTTTGACGAAGAATTTTTCTTCTTAGATAATCTTGTGAGAAATACTTTCCAACATATGGTTCTGCAGTTGCAACCATATTAAGTCTCTCAGTCATTAACTCAGTTTCTTTGAGTTCTGAGAAGTGGTTATCGTATAGGAAGTCATATTGAATATGCTCACTCATAATCTCCCAATCTTCAGGAGTAACAATATTCTTAAGAATAAGTTGAGTCTTTAGCATATCACTGAACATATTTGAGAATCTTTTTCTCAAACGTCCAACAAACTTGGTAAACTTGAGTTCGTCTCTCAGAATCTCGGAAGAACGACCAAGATTAAAACCACTATCACTATCCATTCTTGATGGTGGAACATTTAGTGACTGATATAGTTTCTTCTTAAAGTAATCAATATCGGTAATTTCACCCAGATTTTGACCACCTGGTAGAGTTGTGATCTCAGTACCACGACCACCTTCACGACGAGGCAACCAGAAATCTTCAAGCATACTCATATGCTTTTTATCGTCACGAATCTCACCAGTGCTAGAATCATACACGAGTTTGTTACGGTATCTACTCATAACATCACGCAGATACTGTTCTGCTTTCTGCTTAGGTAGATTACCAACATCAATGTAGAAAATTCTACGTTCTGGTGCTCTACTCAAACGATAGATTACCAAAGAGTCCTCAATCATTCTAAGTTGATTGAGTGACTTAATTGCTTTGTGTAGATATGAAAGAGTTGATCCCTTATTTCTATCTACAAGACCAGAAGTACAATATGCAATTGAATCTTTTGAAATTTTTACACCCTTAGAATCATTCATTCCACCAGCTGCCTGGTTTGGATATTGAAGTTTTGGAGTGTACATAAAGTATTCTTCTACTTCAGGAAACACATAATCCATTGGATCTTCAGTGTTCTTTCTAACTATAACATTTGGATTACTATTATCCTTTTTAGTCTTACGAACATAACGCATTTTCATTGCGTCAATATAACGTAATTCTTGGATACCTTCCTGAGGGTTTTTTAAATCAATTACCTTATGGTAATAAAGTCTTCCATCAATATACCAATTTCTATAAATTTCGTGAGACTTCTTATCAAAATCCAATAAATCTAGAATAGTCTTAAATTCTTCTCTAATTTTAGTTTTAATACCATCACTGGCATTGAGATTTGATAACTCAATTTTTACTGGTGAATCATCAGAATCTGAAACAATTGCTTCATTTACAATATCTTCAATAGCGCTATCTACTTCAGGATGCAGAGACATTTCCCTATATCTTCTAAGCAAATCGAACTCTGTTCGATATACACCTTCTATATCAACATAAGATCCAAAAAATCCCGTACTCAAATAGTGGTCAACCCCGTCCTCATTATTTGGAGGAACAGGGGAGACTACTGACGGTGACTTAGGGTCTGAATCTTCAATTGAAAATCCAAAAAGTCTAGCCATAATTTAATTGCTAAGTTTTACCTATTTAGTAGATGTTATCTGAGGGTTCCAGGACCACCTGCCATTTCAAAGTACTGAACTTGGAATTCGACGGTGAATTCTTCGATGGTGTCTGAGGTGTCGTAAGAAAGATCAATTGCAGAAACATTAGTTGGGAAAATGTCAATGAAATTGTAAGTTCTTAGAACAGTGCTATCACCACTTCCAGAAGAACCGCCACCAGGACCAGCAGAACCAACCTTGTCACGAACTTTAGTTCCTTCAAGTTTGTCGGATCTACCAAGTTGATGAACAGTTGCATTCCTCATATAAGAGGTTGGGTTAACTGCACCAGTTGCGTTATCAAGTTTGGAGAGTAAGTTCATCCATGCCTCGAAAGCATGTCTGATCTTAAAGTCTTCATCGTTGATAATTGTAACAGTCCAGGTATCGAAGGTGCGGTCTCCCGCAACCTTCAATGTTCTACCTCTAAAAGGAATTTCGATTGCTGCAACGTTAGATGCTGGAAGTTGAGCTGTTTTGCAGAAGAATCTGAAATCAACTTTTTCTTCAGATCCCCAGAAAGATTTTACTTCTGCTGGGAAATCATCTAACTGAACTTCAAAGATATTTGGTCTTGCACCACCACCAGCAAGTCTGGTTTTGAATGATGACAGATTTTTGAGGCTTGGGTTGTTTGCCATTTTAGTTTACGCTCCCTAATTTAATTTATAAAAAATGAATATCAAACTCTGCCAGCAACTTCTTCAAAACTAATACCTGTGCGTGTTGCAACAAATGTTAGAGTGACGTAGTTGATTGACTTTGTAGGCTTGAGGAAAATGTCAGCCCTGAACTCATTGTTGTCAATGATATCGGGAGTGTTATTAGATTCATCACAAACAACTAGGAATCCGTAAAGACCTCTCTTTGCTTGAACATCACGTAAGTATGGTTCGACAATGTTGATGAAGTTTGCTCTTGTGATCTCATCGTTGAGTTCAAAGAGTTGTGCATCACCAGCACTCTTGAGTGATTGCTCGACTGTAAGGAACAGACGACGAACATTGATTCTGTCGAATGCGGAGTTATAACCTAGTGCAGTCTTATCACCAAAGAGGATAATTCCAGTTCCAGGAGAATTGACAATTGAGTTAATTCTCTTAGGATAGAGACGATCTCTTTGTGCCTTATTAGGATTGTATGCGAGTTTAACTGCATTGTTGATAACACCTCTCTGCTGACCAGCAGGTGAGAACCAAGGATATGCTTCAATAGAAGTTCTTACACAAAGACCAGCAACGTCTGCATTCGTTGGAATGTAACGGAATCTGTTATTGAATCTATCGTAAGTGTACTTATATCCAGTATCAAAGATTGCATAAGAAGAGGATGCAAGTGGTGAATAGAACTCAAGAATATTGGATGTTTGAGTTTCTGTATTTGCAATATCAACGACATCAGTACGATGTGGTGAAATTACAGCAATACAATCCTTTCTACCTTCAGCAATTGCGATAAGTTCCTGTGCTTTTGCTTGGGACTCATACTTATTGGTACAACCAGGACCCATGATTAGGTAATCAAGTGGGAATTCTTCTTCATTGTTGAAGAGTCTGTATGAAGAAACGATATCTCCAAGAGATGCTTGCATTCTGTTAGAACCAGTTGCATAATCCTTACCACCCTTTAAGGTGTAAGTAATATTGCCGACTGATGCAAAAGAAACATCCTGTGCATCCTGACCCCAAAGTCCTGCAGCAGTTGAAATACCTGCTTTAGTTTGTGCAATATCTTCGTTGCCACTTCCGTCAGAGACATTATCACCAACGTAGATGTACTCTGAGAAGTCTGCAAGGTATTGGGGATAGTAGATTTTCTGAGGTGAATTGACTGCAGATACTGCGTCTTTTGCCTTAGAGAGACCAATATGCTTCTCAAGAAGATTTCCTTTGATTCCAGTTACACTACCATAGTCATCGATGACTGCTACGTGCATTTCATCAGATCTACCACTTCTTTCATTAGCATAGTTGCTAGTTCCAGGTTTTGGTGCAAGCTGACTCCAGTAAATGATTCCGTTATCTAATGAAATTGTTTGTTGATCATACCAATCTTTGCTTGCACTAACAGTTGCACCAGCACCAGCACCGATTTGAATCTCACCTACAGATCCACCAATATTTGCAGATGCAGGGAAAGATGCTACTTCAGAAGATTCTGAATAATCTAGTACATATGCAGTAGACGCAGCAGATACTCTTTGAACAACCTTAACAGTAAGATCAGTTCCGTTAATTTCGGTAACAACACCTTCTAGTCTTTGACCAGATAGTGATGAGGTTGAACCTCCAGAAACTAGGACTTCATTATTGTATCTGTAAGTAACAGCAGAACCAACAGTTACATTAGTTGCATCAGATACAGTTAGGATTTGATCTCCTCTGTCGTCAATGAAAGCAACCTTAAGATCATTTGCCCACTCGCCAGGAGTTTTGGAAGCAAATGAATAATTTGCTACCTCGTCAGCATGATTTAAGTTATAGTCATCAATATTTTTAATTTTTAGTGATGCATCCCCAACAGATGAGGTTGTCTGGTCAGCAGCAATTGCTGCGTTTGCATTAACTAGATTACTTCCATCTGTTCTTACTACCTTAAGGACTCCTCCATAAGATAAGAAAGAAGATGCTGACATCCAGTACTCGTACTGACTATCTGTTGAAATTGGTTTACCGAAAACATTGATTAGTTCTTGTTCGGTAGAAACATCAATAGGATAATCGATAGGACCGATTGCAAACGGTGCAGCAATAGCACCAATATTATCTAATACATTATCAGCTCTTCCAACAGTTAAGTCAACCTCTCGGATTAATACTCCTGGAGATAATTGAGGAGTCGCCATGTTTTTCTCCGTGTGATTCAGTTTATCTAAAAAATATTTATTAAAATGTCACTTTTCATGTGGGAAACTTGACGTGAACTACCAATCTGGATATCCCCATGAATTATCACTCTTCTTATTCTTCATAATTCTCCTTATCGTACATTCTTTACACTCATATGAATATGAAGATGCTACTGGTCCTCTATCTTTACGGGTTCTATAAAATTCACTTACAAGATTCTTAGACTGACCACAAACTCTGCATTCTCTATCATATAGTAATAGATGACCTAGTTTAATTTGCTCATCAAAATCCATTAATTATAATCCCACATATATGACATATCACCATATTCACCAACTGATGCATTGGACCAACGATCTCCTTGTGCATCAACGAAACTAGTATCTTCTAGACCATCATTCAAAAAACCAAACGGTGCCATATCTTGTTCAATCTGATTCTTCTGCTCTTCATATAATCTCTTACGAACATCCTGGTCTGTCAACTCTTTAAAGTAATCCATCTGGACTAACCAGGCATAAATGACAAGACACATTGCCAAGTCATCATTACAACCTTCTTCTGCCTCAAATGAATTATGCTTTGAAATGAATGTAGTTAGTTCAGCAATAATTTCATAATCATTGAAGATGAGTTTATCTTCCTCAATCATTGTCTTCAAATTCAAAGACCCAACTTTTTTAACAGTCTTTGACATCTTGACGCCAAGTTGTGTCTTCTTACCAGAAAATCCTTGTCCAACAATCTGTCCTGCTCTACCTCTCATAGAACACATTAGTAGGTTTTGATACTCAAGATCATATTGCAGAATTGATGCTACTTGATCACCAATATCATTTACTTCACATAAAATATATGCACTATTATAACTCTTTGCTACCTCGTAGATGATGTTTGGAAACAGCATCGGTTTGATATCATTATTCCTATATTTTGCTACAACTCTATGAGGAAATTCTGTTATATCAACTACGACAAATGCTGAGTAGTCTTCACCAACTCCTCTTGCAACGTCAACTGTCATAACATAATCATGATTTTCTAAAGAAGGTTGATATACATCCAAACCTGCATTCTTATGCATTGGTGAATCATATACCAATGTTCTTAATTTACTAGGGGCAATCAGTGTGTCAACTGATCCTAGGAATTCACACTCAAACTCAACTTTAAACTGTTGTTCGGATGTGTTCGCAATAGTCTGTTCTTTCCATTTGGAATCTCTTCCAGGAACTTCTGACCAATGAACATCTGTATGAATATACTCATTCTTTCCTCTTTCAGCATCATGCCACAGACGGTAGAAATGATTCATACCATGTGGAGTGGATACGATAATTACCTTGGTACTTTTACCAGAAGTAATAGTAGGATAAACAGAGGCAAAGAACGAGTCAGCAACGTGGTTTGGGACGAATGCGAATTCGTCGAGAAAGAGGATGTTAAAAGACATACCTCGG